CCAACAAGTTCGCTCCATTCCAACTGGCTTCGCAAAGTCGCAGCTGATTGCCCGGATAGTCCTATAACTTTGAAAACGGACGTGAGCGGGGATTTCCTCCAAGCGCCCGGCAACGGCAAGGGCCCAGATGGAGTCCCAATCGTTGGGTTCATTCCGTTTGAAGGGTCGCTTCCCGAGCTCGAACTGCGTTCCTTCGACTCGGGTGTCTTCTTTCCAAACGTACTCTGAGGCGGCAGCACTACGGGAGATCTCCGCATGGAGGCCGGTACCGAAGATTTTTTGGACAGAGGCCAGAGAACCTTTCGAGTTGAAGCCCAAGATAACCTGCCAATGGAGGTACCCTCCAGCGCCGAGTTCGAGCTGGCCCCGGATCCAGGCGACCGTCCCCGGGAGATACGGGGTGAAGTTAGCATGCGGGATGGTAAGCAACCAGTAGACGGCTTGTCTTCTTGACATTTCATTTTGATTTGATCTATCCAAAATGTCGCTGCTTATATAGAGGGTGTGGCTGGAAGAGGCTTAGACAAAAAATTTTAATTGGCCAATTATGACTAATCACGGCCCGTGAGAATTTTGTGAGAATGAGAAGTCACGACCATAAGTAATACTATAAATTCTCAAGAGAATTTAGTGCTTATGGTCTTAGTCGTAGTCGACTTTAGCAAGTAGTCTTCTCCGGGGCTTTGCGGCATTCCCCTTCGGGGCCCCCAAGATGCCTTAAGCTATCAAGATAAAATATAGTTGTAGATCATTTATTAAAACTTAAACAACTGGCTTAGCTGTATCAATGTCATCATTAACATCGATAAGTGCTTGATTACCCGTAGCAGCATTGATCGGGAGGTTGTAGGCATGTATACCAACAGTGCGGTTAGCAATAGGAGAATCAACAGGGTGACAGACATAACTTTGACGACAAATAACTCCAAGTCTTGTTGTTGCAAAAGTAGGCTTGTTTAAAGCTGCAGTTGTATCGCAAACAATTTGACCACGCACAACCATCATAACAATGCAAGTCAAACCAGGATAAGTGATACTTCCATCAGCAGCCGCCAAATCTAACTCAGAAGATTTCACCTTCTTGTTCGCTAAGATATTGTAAACTACTTTCTTGGTGCTACCGCCTGAGATCACAAACGACTCGGACCCCTTAAACGTATACTGATTACTAATGTACTCAGACGCATCCAAAGGGGTACAGTAAGGTTCGTTAATATTACCATAACCTGCTACACCCAAGTAAAGAGGAGAAATCAACTTCGTTGCTTGACTCTTACCAGACCCTTGTTGTTGCAAACCACGTGCCCAGACAATATCCAACAGATCTTGACCGGCATTTTTCGCAACATAAAAGTACAGATCAACAGTTTGACATAGATCCATCCAAGAAGTAATCTCCAATTCCATCTTCATTGTTTTGATGACAAACTCATCGGTTGTAGGAACACCAGCTGCAGGAATGTAAGCAGAACCAGTATTCAAGTAGTTTGGATTCATTAATCTCAACGCTACTTGGTTTTCGGTTCCGTTGTGAGCAACACCAGTAGACACTGTTATTTGAGATACAGTACCCATTGCAAATTGCTGATTTGCTTGATTACCAGCGTTACTGAAGGGTACTTCAGGAACAAATTGAGAGTATTTCCAACATCCTTTAGCGTGCTTTACAGGCTTGTTGTTGTTTAAACGAATAGTTCGGGATATTGAATCCGTACCGTTGTCAGCATCCCCGCTCTTTGTAATACGTTTCTTGGCCCTCGCTGTTATCTTACGAGCAGTAACAACAGGTTTAGATTTACTATGCTTATAGTACTTCTTAATAGAGTGTTGTCCCTTGCGTTTCTTATTCAAAGCTGCGAAAGCGTTCGCTGCATATTGAAACCCTAGCTTTGTTCGACGATAACCAACCATTAAAAGAAATAAGTAAAACAAATATTTAAAGAAAACGAGTTATATTTAAACGACGTAATAAAGCTAACTTAGTTTCTTCATCCATTTCAGGATACCAACACCTTGGATCTAAATTGGAAGTGACCCAGAGGGTGTTGCAACAGAGTGGAACACTGCTCCCTTTGATCTCCACGTTGACTGGATAGCGGTCAAGCCAGCGGAGGAGGTGAGAGACATCGATTCTTCCCCGAAATTCATCGATAACAACATGGCTTTGACCAGAGTACCCACACCAAAACTTTGTGTTTGGATCCTTAGTGTAAGCGTCCACACCGGCTTCTTCCCAAGCTCGGCGAGACTTGCCAGTTCCAGTTGCACCCCAGAATACCCAACAAGTTCGCTCCATTCCAACTGGCTTCGCAAAGTCGCAGCTGATTGCCCGGATAGTCCTATAACTTTGAAAACGGACGTGAGCGGGGATTTCCTCCAAGCGCCCGGCAACGGCAAGG